AGTTAATCCTATGGATGTTATGAATGATCCAAACATTAGTGGTGGGGCAAAAGCTACTATACAAGGGATGATGTCCTAATAAAGAATTAAGGTTAGCTCTAGTATAATTCTAGTATGACAGCTTAGGGTTGGATAATTAAAAGGATACGGGATGAGTCAAGCAATGGATGCAACTGCAACTAACTTCGAATCAGATACTACTATGGGGCAGTGCATTGATGCATTAGTAAAAGAAATAGAAGAGCTAGAAATTAAAGCTACGTATGCTAAAGCATTTAAAGAATTATATGAAAATGCTAATTTCAAAATAGTTATTCTTGATGGGCTTCTAAAAGAATATGCAGCTGGTATAGCTGTTAAGCTTACAGACCCTACCATAACTGAAGAGTTAGAAACTGAAACATTAGTTGAATTGAAGTCATTACGATATCTTAGTAAATTCCTGCAGATGCAGTTAACTACAGCAGCTAATGCTGATAGACTTGTAGCAGAAAATAAACAATTACTACTTGATATACAATCAGGTAAAGAGGGTATATAATAATGGCAAAAACATACGATAGTGTAGCAGATGAATTAGATGCAATGATAAGAGGTAACCATGAACATGACTCCTCTGAAATTACTGAGGATTTAGATGCTAACAACGAGGACACAGATCACACTGAAAATGATGATACTGGAGCAGAAACGGATGGTGAAGCTGCCGAGCTTAGCCAGGATACTGATGAAGGTGCTGAAAATGAAGGTGAGGAAAACACTCCAGTAGATGCTGATAGTTTAGATGTGGAGGATGAAGGTACGACTAAGGAAGCCTTAACTACTACAGAAAACAGCAAAGAAACAGATACGACTGAGACCGGCTCAGCAGTAGAGACAACGGAAGCTGTTGACTACCAGAAACAGTATGCAGAGTTATTAGAGAAATCTAAAGAAGCTACTGAGTTCTATGAAAAAGTCGCTGGTGTAAAGTTCAAAGCTAATGGTAAAGAAGTTGAGGGATTCAAAGACCCCCAAAAGATTATCCAAGCGCAGCAAATGGCATATAACTATAGTGAAAAGATGGCAGGATTCAAAGCGTATCGTCCATACATGGGTCCGTTAAAAGACCGTGGCATGTTAGATGATCCGACAAAGTTTGATCTTGCTATGAGCTTGATAGATGGTGATAAGGAAGCATTAAAGCAGCATATGGCTAACATAGGTGTAGATCCAATGGAATTGGATATGGACTCTATTAAGTATGCGGCAGCTCCTAAAACTTCTAGTCGAGATGCCCTAGCTATAGAAGACGCATTAGATGTAGCTAAATCCTATGGAGTTGAAGATAAAATCTATACTACTGTATTAAAAGAGTGGGATGATGATAGCTTCAAAGAGTTCATTGGTAATAGTGCTGTACAAAAAGACCTTATAATGCAGATGGCTGATGGCACCTATGATGTAGTTATGGATAAGGTGTCCTCCTTATCCGTACTCGATGATAGGTTCGCAGGCATGAAGATGGTTGATAAGTACAGAGCCGCTATCACTGAGCTTAACCGAGAAACAGCACCTGTACAAAAAGTGGTAACTCCTCCTGTAGCAGTAGCAGCTGATACACAGGCTATTGCTGCTGCTAAAGCGGCTGAAATAGCCGCTAAAGCTGTTGAGGAGTACAAGGCCAAGGTGAATAAAAATCGAAATGAGAAGGCTAAAGCAGAGCGAGAAAAAGCAACCGCTGCTAGCAAACCTAAGAGTACTGTCACTACACCTAGTAAACACGATCCTATGGCCTTAAGTGGTAAAGAGATTGCAGATATGCTAGATAGAATGATGATGGGAAAGAAATAATATAAAGGATCCATAAAATGGGTATCACAAGTACATTTAATGATGGTGGAACAACTTCAAACACGATTGAAAGACAGTTTACACCAGAGTTCGTAACTAAAGCTATAGTTGAAATGCCAGCTCGTAAGAGATTTTTCTCTAACCGTTCTAACAAAGTGGCTATGCCAAAAAATCATGGTGACACGTTGACTAAAGAAGTAAAACTTCCAATGCTACATAAAGATAATATGGTAGATGGTGGTGTTGATGCTACTGTTGCATCTATAATCAAGAACGAGTATGCTCGTGTTGTTTCTGCTACAGGGTTAGTTGTTCAACGTTACAATGTAGAGAATTACCTTGCATCTGATGGGTCTGTATCACTTGCTGATGCTAGAACTGCTGCACGCGCTGCTGCTGTTGCTGCTTTACAAGCCGGTGAAGAAGTTAAGTCTACTGCTGGTTCTATCTTGAATGGTGCTGCTGGTTATAACACGTCTACTGGACCACTTGCCGAACTACCCGAAGAGGGTGGAGTTGTTAACTTACTAAATAGTTCTAGTAAACTAGTTAGTGCTAAGATTTCGTTCCATGGTATTGCTTCTAAGTATACTGTTCGTTCTGTGGAGCTAGACTCACGTATGGGCCAAGTAGCTACTAAGATTAAAGATCTTTCTCGTGCTGTTATTGAGCTTAAAGAAATGCAAGTTCAAAACTCTGTTTTAGCTGCTGCTGAACTTAACATGATGCCATCTACAACTAAAGCATATGTTGTTGATATGTCTGATATGGATGGTATGGATACACTTACATATGAGGCACTTACTGCATTCGAGCAAGAGTTACAGCGTGATGATGTTCCATTGGATACTGAAATCCTACAAGGTGTAGATTTGATTGATACTGTTACAGTTGAAGATGCGTACATTGCATATGTGAACCGTGAAGCAATTCCAGTTTTACGTAGAATCACAGGTCCTGGTGGAGCACTTGTATGGGTTGAAAAATCTAAGTATGCTGCTGGTACTACATTACTTGAAGGTGAGCAAGGCTCAATTGGCTCATTCCGTTTTGTTGTTGTTCCTGATCTTGCTGTATACCGTGGTGCAGGCGCTGCTGTTGGTGGCACACTTACTACTGTAACTGCTGGTGCATTCATTGTGGGTGATACGTATGTAATCAGAACTGTTGGTAGCACTGACTTTACATTGATTGGTGCGCCTACCAGCGCCGTGGGTGTTCAGTTTATTGCTACTGGTGTAGGTGCTGGTACAGGCACAGCTGACTCGTCCGATGGTGACTTGGCAAATGCTGCAACTAGATCTGCTGCATACAAAACAGTTAAGACTGATGGTACATTTTATGATGTATTTGCAATGGTAGTTGTTGGTGATGACAGTTACTCAATCACTGGTTTTGGTGGCGAGTCTACTTCTGCTAAGCATATCATGCCTAAAGCTGATGTACATAACGACATGTACGGAGAGGTAGGTGGAGTTTCAGCGAAGTGGAGCTATGGATTCCTCCCATATAGACCAGAGCGTATCAAGATGCTCGCTTATACTGCGACACGAACAGGCGTAACAACTGCAGCTTAGGCTGTGGTTCTGTGCTTATTTACGTAGCAAGCTTCGGCTTGCTTCGGCTACACACTCATAAACTTCAACCCAACTTAAGATAAACAATAGTATAATAACGGAGATATAGTAGTACTAGATGTAGTACCATAGCACCAATAGGTATGTTGACTGTAATGTATACATGTCAAATTAAATAATGGCAATGAGTATAGCTCAACCAAAAGGACAGATAGATAATGGCACAAAAAACATTTGATAAAATGAACAAGACCGAATTAGAGGGTGCGATTGCGTTTCTAAAATTAGAGGATGTAGCACTAGCTGCAGCTAAAGACCCTGAGAAGATTACTAATGCAGAGTACGTTGCAGTACTAGAAGCATTTAAAGCTAAGCAGGACATCAACAATGTAGATGTAGTTAAAGAGACTACCGCAAATGATACTGCCTCAGTTAAAGTAAATAACAGTGTTGAAAAGGCATTAGTTAAAGCTGATGACCTACATACAATGATACCGGTAATAGTTACTGACCATGATACCTCAGTTGTAATAAACGAAGATATAGAAGGCCGTACGGTAGCAATTCGTTGGGGTAACCCCGTTATTGGTGGGTATACCACTAATGTACCAGTACACGGCAGAATGCAGTACTTACCTAAAGGGGCTGTTATCAGACTGAAAAAAATTACACTTGCACAGAATGTAAAGAATGCTGATGGCCAGGAAGTAGTTAACCGTAATCGTAAACGCTTTAGTATAGCACATACAGAAGGTTGGACAGAAGCTGACTTCGAAGCGCATAGACAAGAGCAGTTGCTCAAACGTATCTAGTTATACAATCCTCTTAGGAGGGTTGAACTAAACAGATAATTAAAATTATAGGACTATACATGGCAGACTTTATTATACCAAAGAACCAAGCGTTTGATTTTAGAATAGAAGTAAAAGAAGCTAACACGTTTATAGCACAAAACCTGGATGCCTGTATATCTGCTACAATGGGGATAATCCCATTAACTGATCCTGATACTACTACACATACTATAACTATGGTAGTACCAGTACCTACTAGTGAAGACTCTCAAAATGGTGTACTACGAGGGGCTATTACAGAAGCAGATAGCATAGCAGTTAATAATGGTACA